TCACCATTTTCATCACGAAAACTAACTTCATCATAGGATACATTTTCACCAACTAATTTAAATGCCCAACCAAAATCTCCAGGATAACTAGTATTGTTTTCTGTTTCCAACGTGAGACCGGTAAATACTAATCTTAGTGTTTTTATTGGTGTACCAATGTTAAAAAATATTTCAAAGTCTCTTGGTATTCGTTCAGGTAGGTAGTCACTAGCTTTTGGTATTTCTTGATTTTGCACCCAAATATAATGTGTATTTTCATCATAATAATAATCTTTGGAACTATTCCCTCCATAGTTATCGTATAAATACTGTACACCCTCATTCCCACCGATAATATAAGCTAATATGAATCCAGCTATGTCATCCCTATTGTATTCTAGAGCCCATGCAATAGCGTCTGCTGTATTTAAATTTTCAGAACCATCACCTAAACCACCTATATTAAATTCTTCAAAAAGTTCAGGAAAAAGTAAAGCTTCATTACCTTGATTTTCTAATTCAACAGCACCTTGAAAATCTGTTATTATTTCCCAATTAGGATTTTCTGTAATTAAATTATTAGTTTGGTATAAATCATTAAAACCAAATTGGTTTGGTTCTAATATTAAATTTAAATCTGCTGGAGATTGAGTAAGTGTTTGATTAATGTAACGAGATACATTAACACTATTGGTTGATAATGTATCAATATCATCAGATGGTTGACCTAAAGTAAAAAATATTTCTCTATCTTCTTCATTAATGTGTCTTAATGTAATTGAATTTGCATATAACATTGCTGATTGAAATTGTTCTATTTCAATAACATTATCAATACCAGAGTCGTCAGATAATTCATCTGAATAAGGTATATTTTCATCGTGATTATGTCCGTGATGATGGTGTCCATCTTGATTATGTCCGTCATCAGGTCTTGGTGGTCTTGGTTCAGGCTCTGGAGGATTTATTTGGCCAGTGAAGTCATCTGTTCTTTGCATACCACCAGCATCACCAGTTGTTATTGGAAGACCTTCTCTATTTGGTGTATTTTCATCTGCCATTATGAAAACCCCCTATCCTTTAAAACCACGAGCTCTTAACAAGTCACTTCGTGATATTATTTCTACTTTACATTTATTACCTAAACCTGAATTTGTAACATAAGTTCCATTACTAGCTAAATGATTTAACCAATAGTCTGCGTCTGTATTTCCAAAATCTGAACCATCTTCATTAATTTCTGGATTATAAGTTGCACATATGAAATACCATTCGTTAAAATCTTCAGGTATATTGGTATAGTTTACAAGTCTTCTTTCATCATATCCATAATAATGTCCAAGTTGAGTTTTATTTAAGTCTGGTGGATTGTATTGTTGTTTTGTAATACCAACCTGACCAACTGCAGAATCTCTTAGTCCGTAATCTGTACCACTTGTAAAATCTCCAAATTCTCTAACTTGTAATCTAACAAATCTTTCTGTATTTGTATTTTGAAATATCCCTAATGTGTTTTGATGATAAGTATCCTCAAGGTAATCCCCAAAAGTTTCTACAACACCACTATCTACTGCGTAAGTATCATCTTTATTCAATACAAAAGTTTCTAATCTAAATCCAAAAGCGTTTTCAGGTCTGACAGGATTTCCATAATTAAATAAAGTCCCTTGAGATACTTTGTCTAAAAATTTAACCCACATAGTTATAGTGAAACCTGTACCAGGATTATTTCGTATAAAATTTATTCTCATATCATCTGTAGTTTGAGTTAAGAACCCATTATAATCATTTGTTAACCAAGTTGGATTATTTGGATTTAATCCATCAATAAATTCTTGATTAGTATTACGAACAATGATACCTTGATTTAATTCTCTAAATTTTAAATATCCAGATGATTGATTTTGATACTCTGGTCTACCATCTAAATCTTCGTCAACAAAACCCTCTAATATGTCTGTTAAGTATGGTCGAACTGTTCTATATATTTCTTCAATGGTTCTAGTTGAATTTGTGCTATTAGCTGTATCTGTTAACCTATGAATGAATGCATTTTTTTCCCCAATAAGTGAATCCTCTGGATTATCTTGTGCGTATGAAATACTGTTGTCTTGACTATATTGTTCAGCACCACTCCAATTACCATCATCGTCTCTATCAACACCAAGTTCATCGTCTTGGTCAAAATTAGGTAAAGTTGGTGGGAGTAAGGCGTTTAATTCTTGAAAAAATCTATTAATTCTGCCTTGTCTTGTATCACCCGTTGGGAGTAATTCAAAAATATTTGTATCTAAATATTCCTCAGCTTGCTCTACATTTATAACTGAACCTGATTGTTCCAATGATATAAATTGACTTACATTTAGTGGATTACCTTCCTCAGGTGCAACTATATCTGAAATGTCAACACCATTAAGACTTGGAACTGATGTTACTATTGAAATTACAAATGTATCATTTGCATAACCTTGTATTGAAAAATCAACTGTTTGAAGTGCATTTTCATTATTTAATTTATTTGCAATCTCATATAAATTTCGTTGATAACCATCATTGTTAACAAATGTTTTGTTTAAGTCTTCTTCATTAGCTTTAAAATCTTTTTGAAAAAGTGCAAGTATATCACTACTATTTTGTGCACCTAAATCAAACTGTCCATTACGAATAAATTTCTGATTACGACTAACATCATCAGTGTCTACTTGCCCACTTTGTATTAGTTTATCAGATAATTTATCTAAAAATATTTCAACTAAAGATATTTCAAAATCAGTATAATCAGCCATCTTTATTTCCTTTTCACTACAAATTCAAAATCATCATCAAACACTTGTTCTTGTCCATCATCATATTTTAATTTTAATTGTATTTTGTAAACTCTATCAGGATAAAATCCATCTAAATATTGAATAAAATAATTTGAATCACTATCACAACTTAATTTAGTAAAACTTACACTTGAACTATCTTCAAATGGAACAATAAACTCATCAGTAGCAACATCTTTAATCGCATATGAACCACTACCCTCAGTTATAAATGAACCAGTTACAGTTTGAACTGAGTTAGAAAAAGTTTTTTGAATATATCTTTTTCTAGCACCGACTCTAAACTTAACTCGTTCACCAACTTTATAGCTTTCTCTTAAACCTTTCATATATAAAAAGTTATCACTCAACCCACTCATTGTCAATTCATTTAATGAACCTGTGTTTGAACCTGTACAAGGTAGATGGTCATCCCAACGAACTTCTAATCTCGGTGAAAAAATCGTATGTGTGTTTCTTGAGAAAAATTTTAGATGTCCAAATGTAGTTTCATCTGTTTCTTGACTACCACTAAAATTTATTAACATTCCATAATTTTCTTCTTGACCTTTCAACCACATATTCACCATTTTAGTAACATCTACTTCAACATCAGGTGATTGGTTTGTAAAAGATTGTTCTGATTGACTCACACTTAAAACAGATACACCAGGTGTAGCCCAAGGCACTGTAGTTCCGCCAATTGGATTACTACGATTTTCAAAACTACATCCATTTGTATTTTTTGGATTGTCACCATCCTTACAAGTACCCTCTGTCCAAGATTGTGATATTGGCTGAATGGCTAATTTATATTCTTCAGTCATTTCTGCATTACCCTCAGCCTCATAAAGTCTCAAAAAGTAAGATGCGTCTGATGATATTGTACCATCAGCGACAGACTTAGATAACTCTGTAAATTCAGTTCCACTAAAGTTAACTAATGCTCGTGTTTGATGGTCTAATGAATTATTAAAAAATTCTTTTTTAACTTCAAGTATTTGGTCTCTTCCAAAGTTTTGGTCTTTAAAAGACTCACCAGTTATGGTTGATGAACCACTTGAAATCCAAGTGTCTTGTGATGGAAAAATAAAATGATGCATTATCTAACCCTCCCTATTATGTTTTCGTTTGGCCTTTTTAATTCAAAAACCGTTGGTGTAGCTGTATTAGGTGGTAGTATAATTGTACCATCATCAGAAAGTGCAGTTTCAAAATTATATTTATAATTATAATTTAAAAATTGTGATTGTGTATTGGGTATTTTAAATCCACCATCAATCACATCATCACCATCTAAATCAACTCCTGTACCTGATGGGTCAAATGAATAAGTATATGTTGGTATCCCCAAACTATCACCATCACCATTGTTATCATAAAAATAATCAGACCTTTGTGTTATAGTGACATGTCCAATAGAACGAACACCTTCAACTCCCATTAATTCAAATTCTAATTGACTTTTATAAATTGGTTGATTGAATTGCATGTTTTCTATTCTAAAATAATCTTTAATTTTTTGAATACAATCTAATTTTACTTTTTGTTTGTTTGCATATTTTTCAGCAATTACATCAAATATAACGCCAAAGTTTACAATGTACCCATCATTGATTGTTACAGTATCTGTTAAGATTTTAAAATTTTCTAAATATTTTGTTATATTAGCTGTTAGTGTCACTGGTAAATTATCAGTTCTTTGTAATGAAACGGCGTGAGGATTACCTACCAATTCTTTTCTATTATTGTAAGCCAATAGATATAAATTTATACTTGATAAATTAAAACTTGAAAAATCAGTATAGGTTTGTAATGTCTCTAAACTTGTATTAGTTGAAGTTAATGCATTGTTAATAGCTGCAATAAAATTTGGAAGGTCTTCTACTATTTGTTCTGCAGGAATACCTTGATTAAGAATATTTGATAATGCATTTATTTCATAACTCAAACCAAATTGCCCGTTAATGTTATTGGTTAGTATTGATAAATCATTATTGAATTGTTGAAGTTGAGCGTCATCTGTTATGTCATCTGGTACACTTCTAGCAACATATACCTTAGCTATATTTCCAAACTTCGCAGGTATGTTTAATACTCTAGCTTCATAATCTTCTTTTGTCACACATCTGTTTTGTGTAGAGAAGAACGCCTTAGCCTTTTCTTTTATTTCAATCGTGTCCTCTTCATCTTTACCACCACGAGCTGGTTGATTGTTTGTTACACTTGTAAGTATTGAACCAGCATCAACAGCCGGTGTCACTGTTGTTGGTAAAGTTGTTAAATCTCCACTTGGAACATTTGAATTAATTCCACCACCTACACGATAAGTAATTGTCAAAGTTGTATTGTTTGGTGTTTCACCAAGTGTTGAATACTCATCACCCAATAATGGGTCGATAGCTTGATTTAAATCATTTGTTTGTCCAGGAATAATTATACCAACTTGTTCCATATCAATAAAACCCTCATCAACCACTTGTCCATTTTTTAACACACCATTACCAAAAACCAATGATGTTGTATTATCTTGATTTGTCTCACGAGTAAATCTTTTTCCTGTTATTAAGTAAGTTAACGAATATGGAACTGCAGTCGTTGATATGTTTCCTTCAAAATCCACATATGCAGAACTTCTACTTTCATCATCTGTATAATGTGTAGAAATTGGAACTTTATCTTGTGCTAAAAAGTCAACCTCATACCATTTATTGTTATTTGTATCTATACACGAAATAATATCAATCACATTTGTATCAGGTATGGTAATGGTTTTAAATTTTTCAGGTACTCCGATTTGAAATGTAATTGTTTTTTGAGTAGCACTAATAGCTCTTACATTTCTTGATAGTGTATAGGTTGAAGCTAAACCTGTGTCAGCTGTCGTACCGATTGTATTAGTGTCATCACCTTGTTCAATTTTAAAATCAATCGGGTCAATTGTTACAAAAGTCGTGTTTGTATTGGTTGACGAAACTACCTCAATACCTGGGTCGAATATACTAGCTTTATCATAATCAACTTTAGCAACATTACCACTATCCACATCAACATTTGAAGTAAAAGTTAAATCAACAAATGATGGCACAATTGGTTTAACTTTATATCCAAACATCTTAGCCATAGTAATTATGTTTCTTCTCTCTTCAGCTAATGGTAATAACATCTCACGATATTGTTGGTCTATATAAAATGATAACACATCACCAACATAAGCGTTCATTTCTATTAACATCATACCAGGTGATGTTTCATTAAAATCTCTATATGTATTTGGAAAATAAGATTTAGCATAATTCATCAATGATTGTTTTAATGATGTAAAATCTTTATTTAAATAATTTACATTTGATTCTTTAAAATTTTCTTTACCATATGTTGGCATTTTTTATCTCCAATTAATATCCACCACCACTCGTTACATTTGATTCTGATTCCGTTACATCACTACTGAAATCTAAAGTGATAGAATCTAAAGTGTTTGGGTCTTGTTTAATGTTAAATAATATCTTTACTCTAATTTCATTTACTCCAATATCTGTAGTATCATCTTTACTTAAAACTTGTATATCTCTCACCTCAACAAAAGGTAACCAAAATTCTATTTTATCTAATATAGAGTCTTGAATACCAATTAGATTTTCATTTGTAATATGTTCAAATAATAATCGTCTTAAATTTAAACCCAAGTTTGGTTGAAAAAATCTTTCACCCTCATTGGTTTGTAATAAATTTCTTATGTTGTTTTTCACAGCTTCAATGGTTGTTGAAGTGGTTGCAAAAAATCCATCTAACCCATCATCTCTACGAATTGGTAAATCAATACCAATTTTAACTTTAGTATCATTATCTTCAATAAAAGGTTTTCTTGATGTATCTTTTATAGCCATTATAATAAGTCCTCGATGTCTTCTCTAAATAATTCAACGGATGTAAAGCTTCTAACACCATCTATATCTGATACATCAAACCCATCTTGGGAATCAGGATCTCCACCAATAAACGCATATCCAGTTGATTGTAAAATACCTGTAGTTCCACCATCTGTAGCGACATCTATATCTTTTGTTAAGATTCCATTAGTCCCATTATTAAGTGGAACTTGTATTGGTGGGCTACTAATACCACCGGGAAAGGGAATATCAGTACTAGTCACTGTTGGTTGAATATCACCTTGTTGTGGTGGTATTTTGAAATCTTCCAATATAACATTAGCAGCTAATCCAGTAATTCTAAACTGACACTTTGTTAAAAAGTTTACAATAGCATCAACTTCAAGTTGTACTTGAGTCTCCAATGTTTCTTGAGCTTGTTGTATAGCCTCATCATTAGCTCCGGAAAGTTTCAACCCCTCAACTTTAGCATCAATTAAGTCTTGTTTTAATCCCATTATTATCTTCCACCCTTATTTTGAGATTTTTCTTTTGATTTTTCCAATACCTCACTATAATCTTTATTAACAAATTGAGCCATTGGGTCACTTGAAGGAACAACCTGTGGTGATGCTCCACTCATCGTATCACCATAT